AATAATTTAAGTTTAACTGACCGTACCTTTACTCAAGATCCCTTACATGGATGAGACTTGGATAATGAGCATTGCTTTTATTCATTAGATCTGTCTTCGGCAACTGATAGATTTCCTATAGATTTACAACGTAGACTTTTAGTTAGAATCTTCAATGAAGAATTCGCTAATAGTTGAAGTTGATTATTATCTAATAGAAAATTTAAGTTACCAAAGGCTGACTCTTATGTACAGTATACAACAGGTCAACCTATGGGAACTTATTCGTCTTGAGCTGTATTCACTCTAACCCACCATTTACTTGTGCACTGATGTGCATATTTAAATGGAGTTAAAAACTTTAATCAATATATGATTTTAGGTGATGACATTGTAATTAAACACAATGAAATCGCTAAAACATATACTGAAGTTTTAACTAAAATGGGTGTAGAGGTTTCAGTTAACAAAACACATGTATCTAAAGATACATATGAATTTGCTAAAAGATGAATACGTTATTCAGGGAAAAGCCCGGTAGAGATTACTGGAATACCATTAAAAGGAATTATAAATAATTTTAGAAATCCTTTTGTTGTATTCCTAATTCTTTATGATTATTTTAAAATCAAAAAGAATTATCTTCCTACTCGACATTCTTTAGTAATGTTGTTACGTATGCTTTATTATAAATTCCCTAACAAAACAATTAACAAGAAGTTAAAGAAAACTTTAACTAAAATGTTAAATATTAGATATAAGGATTTTATAATGATAAAGGCTTTATCCCTAGGTTTGGATATAGACTTTGGTTACTATAGTTACGATAAATTGAGAAATTTATTTGCACTATTAGTAACTAATGAACTATACCAATTACCAGATGAACGAACAGCCCTTTTAGAGTATAAAAGGATTCTTTCATGTGGTATGGCGGGAATGCTCTATAATATTAATTTTAGAATTATCAACAATCCAAAATTACTGTTAAGTAAATTTGATAAGATTGAAGATAAAAATCTTCTAAAAGATAATGTTATATTCTTATCCATTTATAATTCCATAAGGGCATCTTGAGAGATAGCCCAATCATGAGAATTCGATGACAGCATTAGTTTACACAATGCTGGTAAAGAAATCTCAGACCTTAATATTGATAACATCTTTAATAAGGATCGTAACAAAATACAATCTTTATTAAAAGTTGGTACCATTATTAGGGAAGGATTTAGAACCTTAAATAATGTAACTGAAATATACTATGGGTCTTCAACGACCGAAAGTACTTTCACTCAACCTTCAGATGTTATTAAAAACGTCAAACGTAATTTTGATAACTCTGAATTAGAGAAAATTATTCAAGGTAAATGGGAACCAGAGCCTGACATGAGTATGAACTCATGAGAGGCTTTTGGTAAGCTTTTTGGCCTTCAATAAGC